CTATCGTATTTTTTGATAGCCCCAGGTCTTCCGAACTGTTGGTTCGATGTTACGAATATTTGCATATTTACACTAATGTAAATTTAACGTTAAAATTATCCCAAAGGTTGTTTAAAAAATAGTGCTCCGTAATTGAAGTAGATCCTCCTTTAATTCTTCCATCTTCTGTTCCGTCTATGAATACGCATAGTACGAAATCATAAGCAGTTGAATAAATCATAGATTGACCTATTGCTTCTCTAAGATCAGATCCTCTACTTCCTTTTACAAATTCAATGGCAACCTTTATACCTGCGCTATCGACAGTAAGTGTTGGTTTATTAGAAGTTCCCATAAAATGCATGTTTCTTGCACCTGTCGTTTTACTACTTTCAAACTTAATCATTGTTTTGGCCTTTTCTTTTGCAAGACCTCCACTAAAACCCTTTTTATCTGATACCCATCTGCTAACACTTTCTAAAAGAGAAGGATAGGAATTTTGTTTGATTTTATCGATAGATAAAGAAGTATCTTCGACATTTACACCCTCTTGAATTACATCAAGAAGTTCTAGTCTATTTTTAGATTTACTTGCTAACTTCATCCGGTGTTACTGTTTCTACATTCATCTCTTCAATTTTAGATTCTACTTCAGCTAAAGAAACATGAAGAGATTGTATTTCTTTATTAGCATCTTGCATATTTTTCATTGCTTCACTAATATTATTACCAACTTGAGTTAAAAGAGTTGTGAATGCCTTTGCTTGACCAACTCCAGTTCCTTCAAGTGTTGTTAATGCTGAATATAGTGTGTTTAATGGAACTGTTTTTAAAGAAACTATTGCATCAGAACCTTCCTTAGAAATTCTTGTTTTTTCAGCCTTTAATTCTTCGTAAAGATTAATTACAAGGGCTGCATTCTTTATTGTCCATTTATAATTTTTATCTAGGTGGGTTAATGTCTTACTAATATTTGAATTAGTTACAAAATCAATATCATAGGTTTTATTAGATATTTCTTTAGAAGTAACTTCAATTTCTTTAATGAGTTCTTCTTTCTTAGATTCTAATTGTGATAAGTTCATCTTTAAATCTGCCATTTTATTATTTATTTATTTTATTTTTAAAAGTTGTGGTTAGTTATTCTACAATCAAAATCCAAAAAGTTTCTAAATTGTTCTTCATCTGCTTGAATTCTTCTCTCAAAATTATCATCTGGATCATTTCTTTCAATGATTCTAGACCTTCTTACTTCAATTGGAATATCTATATACGTTACAAAACATCTGTTTCTATATTCTTCGCTTAATAGTTCAATGGCTTCTGCATTTAAAATCATAATATCACATCTTTCGAATTCTTCTTTAGTAATTCCATAATACCATCCATTAAATTTTTGATATTCTACAAACCTGTCTTCTTCGATCATTTTCTTAAATGATTCTTCATTTACGAAATAATAATCTATTCCTTCCTTCTCATTCGCCTTTTTTCTTGGTGGACGAGTAGTGTATGAAACTCCAAATACAAATCCTCTATTTTCATAACGAGTTCTTAAATAATCTTTACCCGCAGCTGCTTTACCTACTAATACTAATTTACTTCTTTTATGCATTAATTTCTTCTTGCGTTGTTACTAATTTTACCCAATCTTCTAATTTCCATTTAGGAGTCCATCCTAATTTTTCTTCAGTGTCAGATGGAAAGTCTTCACTTGTAAACCTTTCACCTCTTCTTTCAGGAATCATTTCCCAATCGCCATACATTTCTGCTAAATCAATCATTGTAGTATTTACACCACTTCTTAAGTGCCATTCATGATTATCTTTTCTTTGAGCTGCTATGCCTAGTGCTCTTACTACGTCTTCTACGTGAGTAAAATCTCTACTTTGATTTCCAGGAGAAACTACTGTACATTTTTGACCCGCTTTAAATTGTCTTTCAAAGATACCCACCACGGTTGCATAGTCACCTGACATAATTTGACCAGGTCCATATACGTTAAAGAAGTAGCAGATTTCATATTGTAAATCATACCATGTATTGTAGTTTTTAATTAATTCTACCATCTTAGACTTCATCCAAGCGTAAGGAGAAAGATTTTCATCTTCACCATTATTACCAAATTTAGAAGAAGACGCAGAATAAATTAATTTTGAATTCCATTTTCTACATAATTCTAAAATAACGGGTGTTCCAGATAAAATAGACCTGTGAACAAAATCAATGTCCTCAAACGATTGAACAATTCTACTATATTCTCCAAAATGAAAAACAGTGTCGAAATAATCGTCTTCTGCTAATTTTTCAAAGATAGAATCTGCTTCCCATGTATGTCCTCTATAATAAGTTACACCTGAAACGTGGTTTTCTTCTTTTCCTGTGAAGTAATTATCTAAAGATGTTATTTTTATTTCTGGATATGCTTCCTTTAGGTGCTTAATAAGATTGCTTCCAACAAATCCGGCACCTCCTGTGATTAATACATTTTTCATATAATATTATATTGATTTATTTATTTTTGTTTCTTTATTACCACCACACATGTCATATTCTTCACCGTTTATTAAAAAACCTCTAAGAGTAATATCATTGCGCTTTCGAAAGCGAATAGAAGAAATATACGAATAAGGAGATTTGATGTTTGTAAATTCAACAACGTAACCATCGTAAATCACTGTTACTATGGATCCTCCGTCCTGTAGGGAAAGTGGATTAGTTCTCATTTCTTTTGTGGGTCTATATGTTTTCATGCTGCGTAGGTAATGTTTGATGTTTTTTAAGATCTCTCCTAATATCTTTTTTAACTCTATCTAAATATTTCTTTCTTTTTGTATCGCTTACGAAAGGAACTGACCAAAATTGTTTTGTCTTTAACCATCTTGAAATATTCCATCCGAATACAAATGTAAATACTCCCATCACTAGGCGTAGTTTAACTGAATTTAAATAAAGGGTTCTCACTGGTAATGAAGGAGCGCCGTGGGTTATATATGTCCTTACCTTTTTGTCGCTTAAAAATGGTTTCGGATATGCATAATTTCCAAATAATGGCATAAATTTATATGCAAATCCTGGTGTAAATACTTCGTCAAAGAATATTTCCATTCTAGGAGTTAATCTAAACCACCAAACAGGAGATACGAAGTAGATTCTATCTGCCCATGTTACAGCGTCTTGATATTCTTTAATAAGATCTTTTCTTGGCTGAGAAAAATCATCTCTATATAAATCTATTACCTGTATTTCATTTAGGTAATCGCTGTCTAATAGAGATTCTTGGATTGTTTTAAAAATTCCGTTATAGCAAAATGATTTTTTGTCCGGATGTCCAACGACGATTAAGTTTTGCATGCGTTCTAGTTTTTTCATAAGAACTTTTTAAATTGTGTTACTTCTTTTTTTCGAGCTTCTTCTAATTTCTTAGCATGATATTCTCTGGCGTATTGTTCCATGATACTGCTCATTTTAGTGTAATGAGAAAATGCATCACTGTCTATATTATTATCTGGCCATTCGTTTTCGTCTAACCACTTCTTAGCTTCTATTGCCATGTAAATATTCCTTTAAATCGTCTCTACTTGTAGGAACATTATCCCATTTTGGATCATACCAAAAGGTTCTTCCATTTGAATCTTTCCTTTTTGACATACTAGAGTTTCCATAACAAAGCATGAATTTTTCTTGAACAGCATTTTGTCCAAATGGATTATCCCAATCTCTAATACTTCCTCCTCCCTTTGCGTATGCCAACATTGGAATATCTCGACAAAGTTCTAAGATTTTAGGATATTTGGCAAGTTGCCATGCAGCTGGTAAGAAAGGATCTACGTCACCTGCTCTATAAATAATCTCTGCTCTTAGGTAATTGCCTATTCCATTAAAATATTTTTGGTTCATCAGGACTTCATAGAGTGGTTTCTTGAAAGCCCTTGACGTTAGATTAGTCATTATATCTTTCCAAAAAGAATCAAAGGAGGTCGTTGGATCCTCCCCTCGTGTATCATTCCACCACAACCCTTGCTTCCATTTACCAAATCTACGTACATCTACAAAGGAGAGTGTAGTTCCATCTTTTCTATGAAATTTTAAATGAGAATGTTTAGGCTCTTGTCCTGTATTCGTAACTTTAAAATATCCGCTCATTCCCATTGTCATCCTAATCGGAATAAATTTATCAGAATCATTATCCTGAATAACTAAAACCATTTCCTTGCCCTTGGATTCTGCTTTAATTTTAAAAAAATCAAATGGAATATCTAGATCTTCACATTTATGTTCTGGATTTTTGACTACATTAACGTATTTTATTCCTTCGGAAACAGTGTTAACGTAATCTGCTGTAAATTTAAGTTCTGCTAATTCTGGCATAGTTTAAAATGAGATTGAAATACCCCAACTTCCCCATGCGAATATTAATTCGTAATATCCGTTTAGTGTTTTATCAAAAGTTATCTTAACAGTTGGTAAAATTAGAAATTGGCCTATTTGTGTATAAAAGTCTATTTTCATTATAATTTATACTGTCTATTTGAAAAAAGTTTACTCATTAGAATTATTAAAAAATGAATCTATAAATGACCATATAAAATATCCCAGATAGATGGGCCATGTTAGAGCTAGAACTAGTGACTCCCACAGGGTCCATTTTTTAATTTCAAAATCTTTATCATTCCTTTTATTATAGTCCCATAAGAGATGCATAATAAATGAGTAAATAAAACCTATTGTCAAATATGTTATCATCTTAAAATGGTAATGGATCTTCTTCTATTAATTTAATCATTTGCTCCGTTCTAATTTTTTGAATATCTACTTTCTTTGTATTAAGAGAAGCGAAAGGAGTTTGGTGTAATTGTGTTACGTCCCATGATTGTCCGTATTTATTTTCTTGATTGTCAGCTATAAGTTCACCCTTTGAAAGAGCATGTTTATCGTTATCTGCATCAATGTATACTTCAAATGTTACAGTATATCTCATTAGTTTACCATTTTTAAAAGGTTAGAAATAAGTAGAATCATATAAAGTCCAAACGCAGTAATTAAAACGATGTCTACGCTATCAATCTGCTTAAGTGTGTTTTTTAGTTTACGCATTCTTGCTAAGGGTTTTTCTATAATTAACTACAGCCTTTGCAAGTCTGTCTAAACGCTCACTTGGATCTTTGATCATGATTCTTTCAGTGCAGGGATATGAGCTTCCTCTATATTCATAGAATGCTTTCCTAGTAGGATTTAACTGATAAATTGTTCGATGAGACCATCCATATCCTTTATAATTTTTGTAATTTCGAGTGTATGCTCTACGAATATATCCACTTTCATATGAAAGATAGTCAGTATTCGTGATAGGATCATGGTAACAAATAGTTCCATTGTCGGCTTGCGTCTGTGAAGTTACTTCAACGCATTTAAGTGATTGTAATTTATTCATTTTTATTATTTTAGTAGAAAAGAGACATTGCACTTCGAAGACCTTCTTCGGTAGCTTTATGAAAAGAATCAATACGAGGATTCAAAGAATCTGAATCTTTGTATTCTTTAAGAGCGGCTTTAATTGCACCTCGTTTAGTTTTGGCCCACACTGTGTTCCAACCTCCACCTTCAAAGGTGAACATATATTGTTTATTTTTTAATTCTGCCATAATGGTTTCTTTTATTAATTATTACTCTACTAATATAAGCAAAATTTCTGAGATAAAAAAATTCTAGGCTGTTTATTTTTGATTTTTTTTTCTTTTTTTATTAAACTTAGCCCATTGTTTAGCGGCTTCCTTCTCCTCTTCATATTTTTCAAGAACGTTAAAGAAGCCTTCATAGTCATATTCTTCTGACCTGAAAGCTTCTCTAATTCTCGATTGCTCGTCTTCACATCCTTTCATCCATCCCATTACGAATGCAAATGCTCCTAAGAAAATTGTTAAAAATAATCCTTCTATTCCCATTATCTCAATTTTTGTAAAAGTTTTTCAACATCTTTCTTAGAAGTCCATCCAGCAACTTCGTCTCCAGTATCTAAAAACTGATCGGTGACAAAACCGCCATCCTTAGAATTTTTAAATATAGCTACTTCAAAAGAAGAGTATTGCGTAGAGTCTAGGCCATCTTCTCGAGGAGTACTGTAAACAAACCTACCAGCTTGAATACTCACTGTAACTTCTTTGAACTTTGCGGTAGCTCCTATGCCACCGTGATGTTGCTTCTTAAATTTTAAATCTTTGAATTTCATATCTTTTATTTTAAAAATTACCGTCAGCTACTTGAAAGCAAGTGATACCGTTATCTCTCCACATTTGAACTACTTTATCTCTATCATCAAAGACACATGTAATATCGTCTGTATTTGGAAATAAATCATCAAGCCACTTTTTCTTTAATACATCATCTTTCATAAACTTAAAACCTCCAGCAGTTGGTCGCATCTTTAAAACATCAAATGGAATATCAAGATCGTTTAACCAATCTTTCGTTGCGTCTTTAGTAGCTTTAGATCTTCCACTAAAAATTACAACACGATGTCCATCTTTTTTAAGAAGTCGTGCCATGTGAATAACTGGCCAATTCGGTTTATCTAATTGAATGTTTGCTGGATCGAAGAAAGTGTCCCAATCCATTTTACCATTATCTTTTGTGGAAATAGCTCTCCTATCGTCGATAAGAGCGAGAGTTCCATCTAAATCGAAAATTACTGTTTTCATTTTTATATTTTTAAAGGTTATCTCTTACTGAGTTTTTAATTAACATTTGAGAAGTAGGAGCGATTCCAAAACTAACCCAATTGTCAGAGTCATTAAATTGTTTTCTACAATGGTCCATGATTTCGTCTGACCAGTCTAAATGGTTTCCAAGAACGTCTGTTACTGGATGCCAAACGCTTTCCCAACCATCATTTAAGAAGGTTACCCAAGCTTTTTCTACGTTTAAATTAAGTGACATGTTTTTTGCTTTATTGATTATTACTATACTAATATAAGCAAAATATCTGAGATAAAAAAATATTTAGGCAATTATTTTCAAATTATTTTAATCCCACCATCTTTGAATATTATGCTCTATATAATTCCATAATAGTCTATGTGCTTTTTTCTGCTTAGCCCTGGATTCCCACATCATTGCATTCTTCTCTTGTTCAATTATTGATAACTGATCTTTAGTGTAATCGATTTTCCACTTTTCAACCATTTCGTAATATGGATCTCCGTTTACATCTAACCTATCTAACTCTTCAAATTCAAAATAGGATTTACCATATTTTTCTTCGATTTTTGAAATATATTCTAATAAATATTCTTCATCATAGACTTTATCCATTAATTTCACAGCGGTTCTAATTTTATTAGCTGTGTTTTCTCTGCCTACTTGATAACCTCCTTTTTCTATCGAATCTGCGGTTCTACTTAATTGATATTGAAATAATTCAATTGCGTATCTATAATCCCAATCATATCCTTTCCAGATAATGGGTAAGAAATCTATTACTCTCTTAATTCTTTTAAACAGGCTGCGCATGTTTTTTAGTATATTCTTTAAGTGTTATTCCGTTCTGATCCTTAGATGAAACTAAAATATGACCTATTTCATGTTGAATTAATAAACCTGGATCGATAGTTAAATCTATATCTTTGTCGGACCATAGGATGCACTCCTCTGAACTTTTATCATATTCTTTAGTACATTTATAAGAGAAAATAGTATCGTCCTCAAGGGCTAGAAACGCATGACCAAAACCTGCTGGAATCCAAAATTGATTTCCAGAATTTGACGTTAATAGAATATTGACAAATTTTCCGTAAGTTTTAGAACCTGGCCTTAAATCTACTGCGAAATCAATAGCAGATCCCTTAGTAACTCTAACTAATTTACCCTGTGCACTCTTACCTGTTTGTAGGTGAATTCCTCTAAAAGTTCCTTTTTTAGAAATAGACTGATTATCCTGAACGAATTTTTCAGAAAGCCCATGTTGTTTAAATAAAGATTCTTTATAAGTTTCTACAAACTGTCCTCTTTCGTCATAAATAATAGTTGGTCTAAACTCTATAAGACCATCGATGTTAAATTTATTAATTTCCATTTAAATAATTATATGATTTTAATTTCTTTTTCCTCCATTGTACGGATCTGCTAAACCTTCATTTATTAAAACTTGATTTAAACTAATTGATATTGGTCTAGTTTCATTTTCTGAAACATGAACATCATGATATTTAGTGTAAAGTTCTCCAAGAGCTCTACCATATTTATCCACTTCTTTAGAGACTATTACGAATTCATTGTTGTTTTCTTCTAACAGTTCTATCAACCTTTCTTTCGTTTTTAATCCTTGTTTTTTCTCTTCAAGATCTCTTGTTCTAGTTTCAGGAGCATCAATTCCATGTAATCTAACGTTTACTTTTTTCCAAATATCAAATCCTAAATCTACATGTGCCCATACGGTATCTCCGTCTACTACTCTAATTAGTTTTGCGTTAAAGGTGTAGTTAGGCGTTATCATGTGTCGAAGTTGTAAACCAATAAGGATCTGTTCCTCGTTGTGGTTGGTAAGGTAAATAAGTTGTAGGACGAGTGTATGAATCTTCTGGTGTAAGAAGAACTACAGCTTCTGCTGTTGTTATCTTATTTTCGTCTAGTAGTTTTTGAACTATTTGCGCTCTTGTCATTTGCTTTTGTTTTTTTATTTGCTGGTATTACTATCCAAAATATAATGTATATTAATATTGCTGGAATTGTAGGTGTAAAGAATGCTAATGTGAATAAAAGTCTAAATATCAGTGGATCAATTCCAAAGTAATATCCTAAACCATCACATACTCCAGCAACCATTCCTCGACTACCTCTGTGTACTTTTCTCATTTTAAATTGTTTTCGATATTAGTTATACCCCCTAAAAGCACAATGTTTCATGTGCTTTGAGTGGCGGCCTGGACGAGACTCGAACTCGCGACCTCATGCGTGACAGGCATGCATTCTAACCAGCTGAACTACCAGGCCAATTTGCGGAGAAGAAGGGATTCGAACCCCTGGAACCGTGAAGTTCGCTGGTTTTCAAGACCAGTGCATTCGACCACTCTGCCACTTCTCCTATTCTTCAACAACTATGAGTTAATGTTTATTTATTTAAATTAATTAGGAATGTTTTCCTTTTCTAAGGATTTTTGAAGATTAAAACTATCAATGATTTTATCTAATCTTAAATCCATTTCTTCTATCTCTTTCTCAAATTGAGAAATAGTTCTATCTACTCTAGAATCTAATCTTCTGTCTAAATCATGATATGATTCATCCACGAGTCTTTCAACTCCATCGATTCTTTGTTGTAGATCGTTTTCAATGTAATTAACCAACGAATCTAATTCACTGATTTTTTTATTTGACTTAAGCAATGACACTATCGCTAAAACAATTAACGTTAGCACCACACCCAAACCGAATGTAATAATAGTTGTTTCCATATACTTGTTTTTTATTTTTAAAGTATAGTTGTCAAAGAACTATTATTTATATAAAGTAAAATGTAAATGTTTCAGTTAGTATGAAGACTGTCTGAGTTTAATACCTGAACCTGTTAATGTATCTTCAAGAGCTTCGATAGCTTCTACAACGTCGTCCATTGTAGATCCTCCACCTGGTGTATTAGCTTCTATTTCTTTAGTTTTACCAGTAACTATTTCTTTCATTTTGCCAATTGCTCCGCTGATTACGTCACCAACGCCAGATGTAGCTTCTCCTTGTTTATCTACTGCTTTATCTAAGTCGGCAACTGCATCTGAAAGTTGTGCAACAGCTGCTAATAAACTATCTGCAAGAACCTTCATTGCGTTTTCACCGTTATTTTTAGCAAGATCTGCTAATGCGTTAAACATTTTAGTAGTCGCCTCAACCTTAGTTATATCTAATCCATTATTTGCGTCTGCATAACTTTTAAAAGATTTTGAAAAGCTGCTAAATGTCATAGCGGCAGTGACACCTGTTTCACTTCCCAGTCTTTCAACAAATCTTCCTAAAGGAGCGATTCCCTCTATAAATGCCTGAGACCTAGATGCAATCTGCTTGTATGCTGTTGATATTGCTGTCATAGTGTTTGCAGTTACAAGTAGAGTTTGTGAATTCCTAACAAGGAATCTTAGTAATTCAGAAGGTTTCATTTCAACATTACCTCCAAATAATTTAGTTAAACCGTCAAATGCAGCTGAAGCTAATCCTCCAATTGAAGATAATACTCCTCCTGCAGCAGATCCTGCAAGAGCTGCACCTAAACCTAACCAAGCGAGGGCAAGTTTACCAATTCCCGCTGCAAGGCCTCCCATATTTTCAATTCCTATCTCGTCTTTAAATCTCTTAAATAAATCTACCATTGCATTAAAAGGCATAAATAGGACGTCAGTAATTGTCTGTGCTGATTCTTTAAGACCATCGATTTTACCAATCTGTGTAAATATCCATGCAACGGCGTATAACACAGCTGCACCAACTAATACTGTAAGGGCTCCTAATAAAATTCCAACGGGCGTTACTGCTATTGCTATGGCACCGAGGGCTAAAATTACACCTCCTAATATAAATAAAGCTATTCCTACTCCAACTGACCAAGGAAGTGGAGGAGGATCTCCATATTGCATGTCTGCCATTAAACTAAATGCAAACGCTACCATAAGAATGGATAGCGCTGCTAGAGCAACTACTAATAATACTTTTAAAGTTTCTTTAATTTTAAAACTCTTAGCTAGCTTACCTAAAATCATAAGAGTTCCGCCAAATACCATTATTGCAACTGCAGATTTTAATGCCCACATTACATCAGGGGCCGTATCCTCTGAAGTTCCAGGTAATGCTTGAAATATCCATGCAGTAGCTAACACTCCTATCGCGATTAAAGGTATCATCATAGCGGCAATTACAGCATCTTTGAAACCTAAAGAAGCTGGCTTAGATCTTCCGCCTAAACCAAACATACCGGAACCAGGTCCCTTACTCTTTCCTCTCATTATACTAAATGTCATAGCCATCGCTGCTCCAAATATCATTAAAGCTATTCCTGCTTTAATTGAAAACATTAAGAATCCTTCTGGTAAATCGCTAACAGATGAAGGAAGTAACTTAAACGCGTATGCAACTCCTATCATAGAAATAGCAATTAATGGTAATAGAACTGCGGCCATTATTAAGTCGTTCTTACCTAATTTACCTGGTTTTTGAGAACTACTTCCCATTCCAGGTACAAGCCCTCTTCTTTCAGATGTTTCCTTACCTTTTAGCATTTTCATTGTCATTCCTATCACAAGACCACCTATCATTAATAATCCTCCAATAGTAAACATAAATTTTAAGATTCCAATCGTATCTATTTGCCTTGCAACACTTGCAGCCTGCACCAACGCTGGAGCTGCATATTTAAATGCTAAAGCAGTTAACGCCAATACGGCTAAAACAGCAACAGCCTGTAAGGCAAATATACCGACTCCTTTTATATTCATTTTTTGGTTTCTCTTTCTGGAATTATCCATTTTAAGTAGAGAATTATTTTGACCCGCTTGGTTTTTTCCAACCCTACCTTCTTTTGCAAAATTGATAATTGCTGTCATGATACCTATTATAGCGATTAAAGGTGCAAGTGCCATTGAAATATTTACTAATCTTTGTATTTCTGCTTCTGTTATACCTACCTTACCAACTAATTTAGCTGCCATTGCGACGGGAGCCAATGCCAATCCTAACATCGCAACTGCTAAACCTGCTTTAGCAATAGTGCTTACCTTTATCTTTTCAATAGCTGGAAGAGCAAATCTCATTGCAACTAATGCAACTGCTAATGGTATCATTGCCGCTGCTATAATTACGAAGTTGAATGCATCCTGTGGCTTAAGGCCAGATGGCATCAATTTCATTGCAAATGCTAATGCTATCATCTGAAGTGACATCAGTGACATTGCTCTCATAATATCATCAGTGTTATTCTTATTAAGCATAAAGTTCATGATACCTGAGAATTCCCACGCCTTTATTAATTGAACAAAGGTTTGTCCCATTATATAAATAACCGCTCCTAATGCTAGGGCTGTTATTAATTTATCTCCTCCAACTGGAGCCATGGCCTGCAGCGCATATGATAAACCTAGTAACATTACTATTGACATTCCCATGGTTAATGTGAATGTTCTCATCACCTTAATACTTCCAAAAATGCTTCCACCGCCCGGATCTGTTATTATCATACCCATTAGTCGCGCTATAACTCCAAGGGCAACAAACATTGCAACTCCTGATGCTATCGCAGGTGGAGTAACTTTACCTGCTTCTTGAAATGCCATTGCAAGACCAAACATACCAATTCCGGTGAGAGCTATAAATCCGCCTAATCCTAGGAGCTTACTTATTCCACCTCCACCCCCAAATTTAGCCTTTTCAGCTTCACTTTTTCTAGAAATTATTTCCTTTATTTCTTTTAGAATTTTATTGTTTTCGGAAAGACCTGCGGCAATACCCTGCGTAACAGAGAAACTACTAACCATAACGCTTTCTATTCTAAATAACGTATCTTTGGTTTGATTCTCTATTGCTTCTATCTTCTGAAGAAGCGAGTTGGAACTCATTGCGAATCCCAGTAACGCCTTATCGGTGTTTTGGTTTGCCATTTAATATTGCGACCTTTTATTTTAGTTTCGAAGCTTCTTTCTTAGCGTCTCTTATGGCTCTTTTTAAAACTTCAGGATCAACACCACTAAGCTCTTGTTCAAGCTCCTTTTGTGTTTTTCTATCCTTTTCAAAATCTTTAATAACTCCGGCATGAGAATCCAGTTCTCTATTTAAATCCTCAATTCGTGCTTCAATGTGATCTACTTCAGATTGAGCTTCTGCTGCATCATGGTCTAGACCCTGCCTTTCATATTTCTTTGCCTTAGCTTTAGCCTTAGATAGCATCTTCTTTAAATCTTTCATATCTGCTTTAGAAATTTTTCTAGAACGGTATGCTTTCATGATTTCAGGACCAAATGCAATTCCTACGCCTGCAATAGCAAAAGCTAAAGTAATAGGATCTATCACTTCAGTAATAAGAGATTCATTTACGAAATTATTATATGATTTGATTTTTTTCATCGCAATATATTGTTATTTTCTTTTACTATATATCTAAATAAAAAGAGGTCCGGTGAAGGACCTCTTTTGTAGAATTATAGTTTAGGCATACTGAACTTTGGCATGTCGAATTTTGGCATTTTCATACTGTTCATCATTTCGCCAGTTTGTTCATTTTGTCCTTTGTTGGCTTCGTTTTCGGCCTTAATCATTTCTATAAGTTCTTTAACTATGTAATGGAATTCATAATATTCCATTTCTTCAAGCTCCGATGGTTGAATCGAAAGGTGTTTATAGATATAAAACTTAACCTTAAAGAAGTTCTCCAGCGATATCTTGAACAAGGAAAATAGATTTGATGCCGTCACGAAAGCTAATCGGAACGAGGACCTCGTCATCCTCGTGCGGCACTACCATTTCAGGTTGTATACCGACTTTCATTTTCTCGGCTAGCTTATAAACTAACGCATATTTTCTATTGTTCCATCCATTTAATTCAACTTCAAAGTTAAAGATTGATTTATCATCAAAACCTCTCCAATCGCTATAAAGATATGGAATAAGTTGTATTAAAGATTGATCTGCTTGTAGACCTTTTTCTTGCTTTTCTCTAATATATTTGGTAACCTTTTGCATAAGTCCAATTGTAGGTGGTCTCATTTCAATGTTACCAAACGATTTTGTTTCAATAATAAAGGTTCTTTTATCTTGATCATAATACTTGTCTAATTCTTCTGGAATTGTAAAGTATTTAAAGTATTTCTTATCGATTGTTGCATCGTGAGAAGCACCTCTTTTATCTTGATATTTTACAGTTAAACCATTTTCAGGCTCAGGAAAAGTTAAATCTCTTATTGCTAAAATAATAAAAAATCTATCTTCTTCTAAAATATCTTTATAAGAAAGTCTTTTCTTTTTAGAGGTTATTCTTAAACATGATTCTACAATCGCATTCAGCTTTTCGTCAACGTCTAAAATGTTAGTTTCATCCATTGTTGAAAAGTGTCTAATTTCTGCAACTTTAGCAGATCTAATAGATATTTCAACATCAGGAGCATAGAACATTCCACCAGACGGTAAACTGTCTACTGGAACAGGATGATAACCTAAATGGAAATCTGCCTCTTTTGCTTCTTGCGGTTGAAATCTTGACATATCTACTTTTCCTAAATTTTTAGGCTCTTCTGCAGATACTTCTGAATTTTCACTAGCTTTTACAATATTTTCATATTGCTCGTCTAGATTAATTTCTTCTTTTTTGTTTTCGTCGCTCATTTAATTGTTATTTAGATTTGAGTTGTTTAATTCTATTTCGATCCCAACTCTTTTGAAGATCGCTTTTCTTGTTTATTTCTTGTCTAATCAGGTCCCTAATGAACGCAGAAACCGAAACCGGCCTTTCTCCATTTTCAATTGCTTCATTTAAGATAATCCTATTAATTATGAATACCTCTTCCTCTGAGAGTAAAACCTGTAATTTCTTTGTTAATTTACTGGACATATTATTATATCAATATATTATATTTTTGTTTCATAAAAATAGGACGGCCGAATATAGACCGTCCTAGTTTTAATAAATTAAGCTAATACTTCTTTGAAGGTATCACATCTCCATGATACATCCATCGCAGCAGCTTCTGGAGATTCATAACTTAAGTCGTTAGTGAATGGAAGTCCAGAAGAAATCCAGCAATCTTCAAGAGTAACAGTTCTGAAAATATCTCCAGCTCTGTTAAATTGAACGATTACAATTGTTCCAGTATAATCTTTCTTTAAGCCCATTTCTCCAGTTTGTGGATTATAAGCTAAGTTATACCATTGTCTCATTGTTTTATATAAATAAGCTTGGTTTGCGTCATTTAAGTTTAAAGAGAAATTGATAGACACTGTAAGTGAAGTATCATCTGGCATACCAGCATAAGATCTCTTTGAGAACTTGTATTTTTGTTCGACGGTACCTGCTTCTTTGTATAATTCTAACCCGCCAATTGTGTTAACGTGTTGAAGTAGTAAGGGTGCATCAGCTACACCAGCTGGAGGTAAAATAGTTACCTCGAATAAGTTTCCTTGTACTGGTTCAAACTGTCTACCCGCCTTGCTTGTTTGATCTTGTGAATAATGTGGTAAAGCCATAAGTCTTTAATGTTTTATTTTTATTATATATCTTTTTAACTAAAGTTTCCGGTTGAAATTTCACCAGTATTTAGAATTGTTGTTCTATGTACAACTATTTCTAAACCTTTAACTGGCTCAACAAATGTATCTATGATACCTATGTTGTTATCAATTACTTCACCTGTGTTATTTGATTGGTCCATTACGTTTTTAAAGTCATAAACACCACCATCTTGTCTAATAGATTCCATTAATGAATCTGCTAGAGTTTTTATTTCTAAACGAGTTTGTGCATTATTAAATTCAAATACGTAATCTTTAAGAATATCTGCCATTGCATCTTGAATGTAAATTAACACTTCTCTAACGTGAGCTGAAGATAGCGATGATTTAATAGACTGCTGTGCAGTTTTATTTCCTAAGATAGTTAAACCAACTCCTCTTTGGAATACGATTGGGTTATATCCGAATGGCTCTAGAATGTCTCTGTCTGCTTTGTCAAAAGAGTATTCAGCTCCTGCAACATTAGTTCCAGCAACAACACCTCTTCTTGGACCAGCAACGATTGACCATGGTAAAGCGTCTGTGTATTTGTCTATGTAATTATTAGATACATACGCAGCTGGTGGAACCATTACGTCTTTTCCATTTTCTCTTACAATAAGACCAGGTCCGTAGTAGAATGCATAATTTGCACCATCTGCGATACTTGGTAATGTGTATAGTGATGTTGGGTTTTTATCTAAATTACCTCCATCTGGAATAAATGAAGTTTGGAATGATCCATCAAAAGAAGAAGTAAATGAAGGGTCAGTCGAAGCTTTAAAGTCCTTTATCATTGGAGCGTTTAAGATAGCTGACGCATTTTGTCTTTCTTTTGCTAATTGAGATAATTGTATTTTGTTTCTTAGTTGTCCATCAAAAGAAGCGAATGTATCAACAATGTATCTGAAGTCGATTGCATCTTTATCTACTAAACCTGTAGCTAAACCTGTTCCTACTTTTATTGCTTCTAAACATGAATTGATAGTTTCTCCTTCAATCACGGCGCCATTTAATACAAATGGAGCGTATGAAACCGCTGCATCTTCTAAAGATTCTACATAGAATCCATTAAATACTACTGGAGCAGCTTCAGTTAATTTAACAGTATAAACCGTGTTTGCACCTGAAGTAGATCTAATTACTTGAGAAATTAAAACTAATCTGTCTCCACTTCTAAAGTAGTTTCCTTTTTTGAATTCAGGTGAAAAGCTACCAGCTCCACTATATGTAAAGACTGCATCTGTTCCATTTGCAGAATATACAACATCTGTCATATCTACTGCGTGAGATCTGTTTTGAATATCATATGATAATACCACTTGATCTTGTGCACCTTCATTGAATGTGTGTCCAACTAAATCAATTGGAGTTTCAGCTGATTCATCAGTTACTGAAATTTCATCGATTGCACAGAATAAACCTGTTCTTCTAGCTTCAGCGTTAATCATTGTTTCAACATACATGTTTCTTCCTTCTAAGTCTTTAAAACCTGGAAGCATAGAACCAGTATAAGAACCTATCATTTCAACTTGTCTTAAGTTTGCAAATTGTTCTAATAAATCTTTTCTTAAACCTTTACTATCAAAGTAATATCCGTAAACTGGGTCCGTATCCATTGCAGCTGCATCAAAAGAACCTTTGAATACAAATACATCTATCATGTAATCTGACATTAAATCTTTGTCATTTAAATATGCTGGAACATTTCCTTCACCATACCATTCTCTTGCAGTAATATCAAATCCTGCAGTATCTTGAGCTTTTCTTGAAAAAACTGTGATAGGTGTTTGTTTGATGTTTACAAAGTTTAATACCTGATTAGGATCAGTATAATCTGGACCTGCATTTAAAGTTTGTAATACCTTTTCATCAGAAGGAATCATAAATTTGTCAGTGTCAAAGAAACTAGCATAAGGATAGTCTCCAGTTTGATGACCTAATTCAGGATATGTTGCAACAGTAAAGTCTGCAGTTACATCAGCTTCTGAGTATGTGTCTGGTAATACTTCAGCGATAGTCGATGCCATATCATAAATATTAAAGCTAGTTGAAGTATCTTCATGATTTGAATTAATAATAGCTGCTGCTGTAATCACAGTATCGGTACCGTCAAATTGAGCACTTGCTGCGATATGAGGTTCGCTACCTGCATCTGAAAGTAAATAGAAAGTACCTTGTAGGCTAGATGTTAAATCTACACCTGCTAATGTTAAAGTTAAACCGTCTACTGAAAGTGTAGCTGGTGCCGCATCTGAAATAGAAGTTGCTAATGGAGCCTGTTCAGGTGATCCAGTACCAGGAATAGCATCTCCTGCTACCCATGTATTTCCAGCTGGTCTTTCCATCACTGCTTCAGTAGAGTAAGATCCGTTCGTTGAAACTTGTATAGCTGAAGCTACATCATTTGAATCAAAACCTGCAAGGTTAAGAGCTAAGATAGGACCTCTTGAAAGAGCAGCCTGTGCTGATCTATGAAAGAACATTCCTTTTTTCTCTAACGACTTGTCAATGTTTCCATACACTTGAATGAAAGCTTCAACGTTTTCGATTAATACTGGTGTATTATAAGGTCCTTTTCTTGAGTGACCAACAACCAGTCTAAGAGTAGATACGTCAATGTTAGCTGTTTGAGATTTATCAAATTCTAATCTGTAAACGCCTGAACTCTTGAATTGTAATAATTGAGGACTTAGTGCCATAGTTATTTAATTTTATTTTTTTATTTAATCTATATATCCGTGTAATTTTGGATTTTACTCTATATCAGGTCATAAATATCATATTGCATATCTCCTGCTGAATCATTTTGCTGATATAGTATTTTTTCCATTAATTCGTACTTTTCTTTGTCTATAAAATCTAAAAGTTCTTCGATGTAGTCTGCATAGTCTGTAGTTCCAAAAAATTCCGTAGCAGTAATTCCGGTCATAATTATATCGTCATTTCCCATCTGTGCACCATAACTGCCATTTCTAAGACTACCGAATAAACTAGCTTCATTTACTGTCTCTGTGTCATTAATTTTTATTCTATTATTTTCAATTAATTTTTTAAAGTTTTGACAAAATACAGATTTATTATCGGCTTTTAATTTTATACCTGGTTTTAATGCTCTTGAATCGTGTCTATGTTTAAATCTTAAAACCATCTCGTCTTCAAATTCATTTCTAGAAGGGTAAACTGTTTGTAGATATTTTAATAGAATAGAACCGTACGTATTAAATTCTATAATCATCTTAATATTCTCAGGATTAAATATTTCAACACCTAGCGTATATAATACTTTTGCAAAATCTTCAATTACGTGTTCGTTAGACCTAAACACTGCAACTTGATTTAATCTAAAAAAATCATACATTGCACCGGGTGTCACAGAATCAATTATATCTTTATCTTCCATTGGTTCTACTTCAAAAATATTAATTACCGAGTAATCACCTCCGTTGCCTTCTGCAATGTCTACTGAAAACAAAAAGAATCGCTGAGAGTCCCTTGCTTCTTCAGGATCAAAATCTTTATGAAATCCTAGGAATCCTTTAGTGTCTATTTGTATATTTTCAAAATCTTCTAAATCGTGCCATACAAATTCATGTGAATTCTTTCTCATGGTTTTCATAACCATTGGGCTTAATAATAGATTAGAAGAACTTACGAATTCATTTCCATATTGTCTATTGAACGCTTCTTCAGAACCTAAATTTCCAAGTTCTCTTTTATACCACTCATCATTTCTGTCAGGGTGTTGCCACCAATCGATCCTCGTAGCTTTATATTCATTATCTCCTCTTTCGGCAGCTGCGTATATTTCATAGAACTTATTAAAACCATTTGGAGTTGAAGTGATGTTAATTCTCGATACCTTTGAAGCTGAGAGCGTTGGATATACGTTTTCATAGAATGAATTTACTATTGTTGGATGGACGTGAGCAAACTCATCAAGATATAAATTATGAATTGTAAATCCAATACCTGATTTTGCAGTAGTTGACTGTCCAACTAATCTACACCCATTATCTGAACGCACGTTCATTACGTCATATTTAATAATTCCAGGCTTCATAAAGAAAGGAAGGTTTTCAATAACTACCTTTGCTTTATCTATAATTTCTTTCGTTGAGTCAGATTTATTAGCTAATAATAAAGTTGTCTTATCGTAATTAAAGGTCAAATACCATGCGTTAAAAATAGAAGCAGTTACGGTTTTACCCATTTGTCTAGAAGCAAGAACAATATTAAATCTTTCGTTTTGAAAATCGTGTAATAATTCTTTCTGATATTCCCTAAGCTTTACTTGTTGAATACCCTCATCCGTCATTACTACTGCGTATTTTTCTGCAAAATAAACGATGTCATTTGCGCATTTAGCTAACTCTGTAATTTCTTCTTCAGTGTATTCAAATACAATATTACCTTTACGTAAGAACTGCTTACCTTCATAAAATGGCATAGAAACCTGTGGACGATATCCTTTATCTAGTGCTACTAAAAGGTCATTAACATTCTTAGTTGACCATACTAGCTTTTGACCAGGATCGCTTTTGTCTCCTTTCGGAATCCACATATTATCTCCTACGTAATCGCTCATTATTATTCTTCGTTAGGTTCTACATCTTCGATATCTTCGACCTCAGAATCATTAATACCAGATCGAATCATTCTCATAAGGTCTTTAGTTCCTCTCTGAACCGCAGAATCACCAGTGGAACCTCCTGATTCTTCTATTTCTCTAACATCATCTCTCTTTTTGTAAATTTCTATATCTCTAGAAATTCTTTTAGCACTTTCCTCAGTTGCCATTAAATACATTGTTTGAGATTTAATAATATCTAACATTGACTTTTGTAGAGTTGCAAGAACTTCAAACATTCTTGGTGCTAGTTCTCCATCTTCTATAGTTTCTAATAGAGTTGTAAGGGCTCTTTCACCGGCCTGTAATTGATAAACGAGAGATGACATTGTCATTTCATCCATCTTTTTCTTAGCTGCAATATATTCGTCCTTTTCAATAATATCTTCTGCAAGATAAAATTTCATAAGGGCGGTTATTGTTTTTTTAGCTGTTTTAGAAGATCTATTTTTTAATTCTCCAAAAGAAGGTAGAACTTCTTTAGGTTGAATAGGAAGAAACCCAGGATCTGTGTCCGTGGTTTCAGTTATATCTACACTTTCGCCAATAAGTTCATCAAGCTCTTTTCTAATATCTTCAGCCTGGTCTTTTATTGATTTCTTTTCTTCTGACATAAGTTTTAGTTTTATAGGATATTTATCCTAATTACTTGGTGTGCTTAAATTTCTGAAAACCTATACTCGGTATTGCATTGTCTATCACCCTTGACAATTGATTATCTCTAACTATGTATTGATTTAATATATTAGATCTTTGTTCCTCTTCTATCATTTGATCGAATATTCTAATATTTGTCATATACATTCCATTTCCTCTTAATTGGAATTTACTATTTGAATTCCATACTTCATTCAATGGTTTTACTTCATTAAATTCTTCTAATAATTTACCAGAAGAAGATTGTGGAAGGCCTGCATCATTAATAGTATATATGCTAAGACTTATTGATGAAAATTCATTACTAATATTTAAAACAAAACCATACCATTTTTGAGATAGATTAAGGCCATGATTAAATGTAGTAGTATTTCCATTTACCATAATTTTGAATTCCGTATCGTTGATGTATGTTTTAAATCCGGTTAGTGCGGTAGAATCTCCTATAACAAAATGATCTCCTGTTCCACTAGAAAATCTAGGATTAAACCATGCAGAAAATGCAATGTTTTTACCTAATTGAAGGCTAGAGTTTTCTTCATATTCAATTGCTATTTCATTTTCTACAATTTTACTTAAATCATAATAATTCTTACTAACGACGGTCCATCTATTTTTAAGATCAAAATCTATAATATCTAGTGATTTATTATAGAATTTTCTAATTCCATCCTTATATGCTGAAAGTACGGTTTGAAATTGCTGAGGGTTAGTGTCCTTTTCTTGCTCCTCTCTTTGTCTTTCTCCGAAAATCTCTTCTACGCCCGTTGTTAATACGTCAGTGGCTGCATCAAATTCATTTTTAGATACTGAAGTTCTTTCTTGATACTTCTTAAGCATTACTCTCCAATAAGAATTAGTTTTATTAAATTCATCGGCCAATGCTATAGTATGAACTTCGTACATTCTATTAATAATAGGAATATACATATAGTCTTTAGATCTAGGATATCTGCTTTTTATAAGATTTCCGTTAGAATCTCTTTCTCCAAATGCTCTATCGAATTCTTCTTGTGTAATGTGAATTTCAAAATCTGCGAAATCCATTCCAAATATATCAAAGGTAATGCTTTCTTCCGGAAATTCATTTCCAGGAACTAAAATCTTAATAGTTTGATTATCCACTACATTATGTAAACTATATTCCATTAGAGTAACATCTTCTGTCCTCATATCTGGTTCAGTTCTAAAATAATTAACTTCGTGTCCAAATATGTTATTTACTAATCCTGAAATCTGTTTAACAAACTTAGTTGACTTACTTAGATTATATGGATTGAATAAATTGTCGTTACATTCTTCTACAATAATATTGGCACATCCGTCCATTGAGAATGGATCTAAACATTCTACACAAAAATTAGGACACGCTTCTACAATTCCTTCAGTTGTTTCGGTTGTATATGTTATAGATATAAGAGAAAGCGAGTTTCCTCCCGAAAGAGCAGAAACCTCAGCCTTTAAATCTAAATAAAGAGGAAGACTTCCATCAAAATCTAAACTAAACAAATCTCCAATATTTGAAGTTTTATTTAATTCTGTAAATTCAGAAAAAGAACCTCCCGTCTGTGACCATCTAAATTCATAGTCAAATTTATTGCTTTGATCTGGAACTAAAAAATAATCTATTCCCGAAGGCTGTGTAGAAAAATTAGGAGATGTTGTTAATTTCAAAGTGTATGCATCCGGTACACTCTCAACTTGAAATATTTTGTTACCTAATACAATTTCATCTGCGTTAGAAAGATAAGTAAAATCTGTACCTATCCCTTGTATCGTGGGAGAGCCAGCAATAACAATTACCTTTCCCTTTGTCTGTGGTGTTGTTAAACCTGCTATAATTTCCCAGTCAGTAATCTTAATTACATTCTGAAAAGGATCCTGTAATGACGCTATTAGCTGATCTCCGTATTCGTTTGCAGTATATCCTGTTACCATTTAATTTCTAGTATCTTTTGACTATATATTCGTTAAAGAAAGCTAGTAATCAGTGATTAATAATATCTTAGGATTATCATCCTGGATTTTTGATTCTATACAATCCATGAGATCAAGCGCTGTATCGAATTCTTTTCCATCCGATCCTTCCCTAGATCTTACAAAAGAATCTAATGCATTAAATATATGAGAAGCATAATGTCTAGCATACGGCACGTTCTTCTTCATTAGGCCTAATGAAATTAAAGTATTGTTTATTTCATCAAGATCTTCCTTTTGTTGAAAGATATCGTATAATTTAAAAGTGCCTGCTAAAACTTTAAAATTAAATCTAAGGGTTTTGACACCGTCTATTTCGGATAGTCTACTGTAGGATTTATTTTTATTGATTGTTATTTTAACGTATTCTAGATTTAAAAAATCGTTTATTATTTTATGTAAAAAATAAACAGTAGTAGCTTCCTTATGAAATTGTTCAAAGCCCGTTGCGTTTATTCTATTAATATCGTTTTGGAAATTTTTCTTTAGAAATAAATCTAGCTGATCTTTGCTAATTAAAAGAGATCCGTCATTAACAACCCTATAATCTAATTGATTTTTTATCAGTGTGATAATTTTATTATCAATGTAATTATATTTGAATAGAGTGGTGTCGATGACTGTTACCACTTCATTAAAGTCGTAATAGCTAATCATATTAATATACCTGCATTGTATTTTCTAATTTCAATAAACTTTCGTTTAATTCAATAGGATTAAATTTCTTAAGATCATTGAATTCTCTCATTCCAATCTCATGTCTTTGTAAAAAGAATTTGATTGTTTCTTCTTTAGGTATATATTCTTTTTTTGATTTTTTAGGCTTTGGTGCTGCCTTCTTAGTTTTAGTGTATATCCATCCTGGAACTGATCTAAATCTTGAAGATACCATGTGCCAGCTATCGATAACAGCATTACCATTAATTCCATTTACATTAAATAACTGTGCGTTTGATGGATATTTAATAGCAAAAAATCTGTTAATCATGAAGTGATGTCTCTTCTTATTAAAGTTCTTTACATTCTTGTATTGATTAGGTTTTGTAAACATAATCTTTACAAAATCAAATAATTTTGTTTCGTCTAGCATATAAATTATACCTTAAACTTAAAGTAAGTTTTTAAAAAAGTTCGTTTAATTTCTTAGTAGAAGGTCTTTCTTTACTACTATCGTCTTTCAACGTTGCGAATGCATCATATTTTTTTGGAGCTCCTTGTGATTTTTTCGCCATCCAATCTGTTCCTTCTAGAATTTTTTCCATTTGTGTAATGTTAGTAAATTCTGGTAGAATATTTCTATCTGCTTCTATATTCTTATAAATATCCTTTTGAATTGCAAGAGGAATAGTATGATAGTGTAATAGAACTAGATCTAGGTTTTGATTAAATCTGATTCTAATTTCTTTAGGATCAGACTTACCAACAACCCTATAAATGATATCTACAAGTTTGTTTACTTGTCCTCTATTGAAAAAATGTTCTATTGTAAATTCGCCTTCTTCTTTTTTATATTGATCTAGTATTTTTACACAGTGTTTTTCGGTAAGAGAATAATTTCTAATTTTACCATTAGAAGCTGCTTTAGTCCATGTAATAACAGATGGAATATTATCAGACTTATCACCTTGTAATATTTTACCGAATACAAAGTCGTCGCAATTTATTTCTTGAACTTCTACCCTATTCTTATCCATCCATGCCTGAAAGTCTTCTTTTAATTTATCGTATGCAGATTCTTTGGATGAAATATTAAAAAGTAGTTCATCATTTGTCATAGATGCTGTTTTTCTAGATGCCATTACATCTTCAAAGCCTTCAAAGGCAATAAGCTTTTTCTTAGAATTATAATACCATAGAGTATATGCATCTGTTGCTTGGTTATAATTTACAAGCTGAATAAGATCCCTGTCACCAGTCCATGCAATACAATTTTTACCTTCACTGTTTAGTTGTGTTGACCAGCCATACATCACATCATCTGCCTCTGCACCCTGAACCTGGTGAATAACGATACCTTTATTTTCTAGTATTTTTTGCCATTCAGAATAAACATCGAAAACTGCTTTCCAATTAATAGAATCGTCATGTGTCCTGGTTCCTTTGTATTGTGCATCTGGAAAAAGATCTTTACGCCATGATTTGGCGTCAACTGCAACTACGATCTGATCTACAAAAGGAGACATTTTACGAACTTCTGAAGCAAAATCAATACATAACTTTCTCATAAGTTGAGATTGAGATTCTTTATCAGCTAAAAGCTGCTTTCCTTTAGGTCTAGGTAATACGAATAATCTACTATGTAAAAAGTAGTTGCCATCAATTAATAGTGTATGTTTTCCTAGTTTCATAATGTTGGTGTTTATATAGCTAATATAAGCAAAATTTCTGAGATAAAAAAATATTTAGCCGATTAATTTCTAATTATTTCCTGTAATTTATATATACAACTTAGCATGGTGATTGCAGGATCTATTACATGAACTCTCTGTGCTTGGTGTTCAGCCACAGTTACTGCGATTTGAGGAATATGTTTAGTGCTGTTTCCTTTTTCAGACTGAATATATTCTATAAACTCTTCTCCTAGGGTTTGAAGAATTTCATCAACTCTATTTGAATATTCCCCAACCAGATATTTATAATTTTTAACTGGATCAGTTTCATTAAAGATTAATTCAAAAACATCTTTATACACTGAGTTAAACTTTTTAACATCATCTAGTGTAATATTACTCGTTCCTTCAGACTTATATCCTTGTAATTTATTAAGAGTCGAGCGAAGATCTGGAAAGTTTCTACGGACAAATTCAACCAATGCTGGTTTTTCTATTGTCATTTCTTCTTTTCCGCATATATCATATACTCGTCTAATATATTTCTTTGTCAATTCACTTTCTTCTTCTTTGTCAAAGTCAAAGTTAATTACTTCGAACCTTGAAAGAATTGGATCTGGAATTTTATTTACATAATTACATGTTGCAATAAATCTTGAATTAGATGCAAATTGTTCCATAGTAGCACGAAGCGCTTTAAAGAATTGATCAGATACACCATCTACCTCATCTAATATAACCACTTTCATTTTACCCTGATCGTCTAAGATTGACATAGTGGAACAGAAATCCATAATTCTGGTTCTAATAACATCAACTGAAGTATCTGTGGATGCATTAATATAAATGTACGGAAGTCCGAATTGTTTAACAATTGCCTTCGCAGTAGATGTCTTACCAGTACCAGGGCTCCCAGCCAAAAGTACATTTTGAGTTAGACCATCTTTAAATTTTGACATTACTCTTTCTGGTAAAATCAACTCGTCTAAGTTACTTGGACGATATTTTTCTGTGAACAGTGTATGAACCATGTAAAATTGTTTAGTAGTTATACTCATGGGATAGCCTTTGTTTCATGAATAAATACTATATGGCATATAATAAGAAATATCCTAAAATAGAACGAGTTCCTACTCATTCTCCTTATTCTAATAGGTTTGGAATTAAGCTGTCTAATCTTGCAAGACAACAAAAAAGATTATTGATAGAAAATCCAATTTTAAGAGAAAGATGTCAAAGTGATCAGTTTGTTCATATTATCTTTGGAGTATGTCAACATAAATACACTGCTCCTAAAGAAAAATTCTATTATGATTGGTCTACTGATTCTTTTGTAAAAATGGAAGATTTAAAAGAAAGTTACAACACTATAGATTGGGTTTGCGCACTATCTGGTAAACCTATTAGATCTAAAACAGATGACTTTAGCTTAGAAAACTTTGTTCATCCGGATTATCATGATGCCCTGCTGGCTCCTATGGTGGATAGCCGTATATTAAAGTCTTCGGTTGAGTTTAGAAAACATGTAAAAAAACTCCTGCTGAATCAACAACAGGAGTTCTTAAAATTAGCTCGTAAAAATTCTAAAAAGAAATTAGATTAGTTTTGAGAAACGATCTTTAATTGAAAAAGATTCTTTAATTATTTCTGAATGCTCAATCTTTCTAAGTTCTGATTCTATTAAAATTCCTAATTTTGTATTTTCAATTTGCCAAGATTCTTTTGCTAAGATCTTGTCCTTTAATTCTTTTGCCTTTTTAAGTTTTTCTTCATCACCAGACTCTTCAGCTTTTTTAATGACTGTGTCAATTCTTTTAGTCATTCCTTCTTTAGAGTTATCTGTTTTATCTACAGTTTCTTCTTCAGGTGTTTCTTCCTCATCATCAACACCAAATGCGTCGAAATCATCTTCTTTATCGTCTGGTGTTTCTTCAGCGGAAGGAGTTTCTTCAGCGGAAGGAGTTTCTTCCTTCTCACCTTCTTCTTCTTCTTTAGGCTGTAATTTATCTTTATTTTCTTCCCATTCTTTAGCAACTGCAGGATCTTCTTTTTTTGCCTTTGCTAACTTTTCAGCTTCTTTTTCTTGCTCATTTTTTAAACTAGTTAATCTTTTCTTTTGAGCAGCTCTAACCTTTTGTAATCTTTCGTTTAGATCTTTTTTAATTTCAGGATCCATATCGTCTGCTAAGTATTTCAATTTATACTCAGTTTCGGCTTGTAAAATCTCATCTTTCTTTTGTGCGATAAGAGATGTAACTTTTCCTGAAAAAAATCCATATACTTTTTCTTTTCCGTATTTAGAGTCTAGGCCCAATTTAAATTCGTCCGTAGCTTCTTTAAGATTTTCTTGCTTACCTCTTAAATTTTCAATTTGAATATCTAATTTGGCTTTCATCTTCTTAAGAGCTTCCTTTTTCTTAGAATCAACATCAGCCTTACTTGGTTTATTTGCCGCTTCAGCCTCTTCCATTGACCCTCCTGAAGTTAATTCTTTTTTTCTTTTTTCAAGCTCTTTAACAGAAGTCTCTACTTTAAGTTCTTGCATTGTGATTTTCTTAAGCTTGTCGTAATCTTTATCTACCTCTTTAGCTATTTTCTTATTTCTCTTTGCGTCAACCGCCGCTTTGGTAGTTCCAATAACTGCACCAGTAATTGCTGTTAAACCGATAATAGCTCCCATAATAATAGGATCTTGCATAATTACGGCTGTCATTGGATTTGATTCGTTGATAGCCTCATCTTGTTCTTCTGATTCTGTTAATTTATCTGAAAGAGTTTTAAGAGAATTAATAATATCGTCACAATCTTTCATTAATTTAGAATGAGAATCATCTGATGAAATATCAGTTGGATTTGAAGAAGAAATAGTTGCTGTTGCAGTTCCTGCTTCAATAGACGCAGAATCTTTAGCAACTGGAATGTTATCTTCGTTGGATTCTGTAAATGCTTTATACCATTGTTCGAATGTTTTCATCTTAGTATATTATAATTTAATAATTGTTATAGACTATATATCCATTTAAGTTTCAACGAAACAAAAAAAAGGTCCTCTAAAATAGAGGACCTTTAATATTAAAATCTAAAAGTTAGTTCTAATTAAAGAGATAAACCTTCGATTAAGTATGTAACATATTGAGTTTCTGGGTGGAAACCTGCTTCAACTAATGCGAATCTAGATTTAACAGCAACTTTAGGAGCCATAGTTCCTTCAGCGATTGTTTGTACTGATTCAGCCATTAAGTAAGGCATGAATACTAATCCAGGACCATTACCGTCACCTTTTCTACCAACTACTACTTCGTAACCGTTAGCATTGTCCCATTCTTGTCTTGGGTCAGTGTAGATATTTACACCAGCTACAGAACCTACTGGGTAGATTGCACCTGCTGCTTGTGATAATGTGTTAGCCATTGGGTTAGCAACGAAACCAGCAACTGATTGTAAAGCTGTAGCCACTTTAGGACCTACAACACAGAAGTTACCTGCACCTCTTCTACCTCTGTTTGCGATAAAGTTCGCAGCAGCAAGGATTGAAGTTAAGATTCTTCTATGGTTAGAAGCGATAGTCTCACCACCTAATGCACCTTGACCTAAGTTTAAGTCTAAAGAAGCACCTGATTGAGTAACGTTAGTTTTACCTAAAGAATTAAGTTTAGCTAAGATTAAGTTGTTGATTGACTGAGTTAATTCGTTAGTTAATACTGACTCAACTTGAGCAACAGCGTCAACACCGAATTGTTTTAAATCTTGTACTTGCTCTCTAGTAACTGCAGCAGCAACTTGGAAAGTTTCAGCAGCAACACTTTTTGAGAATAAAGAAAGACCCATGATGTTGTCAGGAGTCTGTTCACCAGCTTCTCTTGAGAATGGATTACCATCCTTATCAGCAGCAGCAAAACCTTTAATGTGGTCTTCTAAAGCTTTTACTAATTCGATATTAGTGTCGGCTGGGAAAGCAGCAGAGATAGTACCTGAAACGTCAGAAACGTCATAGATTGACATACCATCTAATCTTGACTCACCTATTGCATCTCTACCGTCATTTGGAGCAGCAGAAGCTTTTACGTAAGTTGGAGCAGTAGTACCAGCTATTTTACCACCTTCGTAAACGAAGTCTAAGTAAGATAAAAGACCCATTGGTCCAGCCATTGGTACAACTGGTACTAAGTCTAAACCGATAGTTTGTGCAGCAACTTGCATTGCTAATGGTAATAAAGTTGGAGCTTTATCACCTGAACCGTTTACTGCATTACCGTTAGCGTCAACTGAAGGTAATGTAGCAGGGCCCATACCGTAGATGTTACCAGCAGTCCCTAAAGACATGATGTGAGCATCTTCGTAAAGTTTGTGGTTATGACAGTATTCTGACATCCACGCTAGTTTTTCTGCTTCGTTGATACCTGTAGCTGATTCGATGATCGGAGCCCAAGTTTCTCTAACTTCTGCAGAGTTAATTAAATTTGCCATTTTATTATTTTGTTTTTTTTAATGGTTGTTTAAATCGATCTTTTCAGATCTTCTCGATGTATGTCAGATTTTTTCTTCTTATCTGATTATCGATATACTATATATTGTTATTATATTTACGTTTTTTACGTTTTTCTTAAAATATTAAGATATTACTTCTTAAATTTCTTAGCTAGTTCTTCTTTTACGTTAGTTAAATCGTATAAAGGTTTTTTAGCTGGAGCTTCAACTGCAGCTTCATTTACCGTTTCTACTTTTTCCATAACTACTGCAACGTCTCTAAGATCTCTAGTTTGCCAGAAGTTTCTTACTTGATAAGAAGTTTCTAACTTATGATATTTAGATTGTGCTAAAAGAGCTGTTTTCTTAGCTTCAGATAATTTAGACCATGTTTCTTTATATTCTTCTGGCATCATTGCAATAACATTAGGTTCGCTAGTGTTATCAGCTTTGATTAATGAAGAATTCCATAGAGTAATAATTTGTCCTTCTGTTAAGAATCCTTTACCTTCTACTGCCTTTAATACTGTAGATTGATCTTCAGTAGATAATTCATTGTATTCTGATTTCTTAGCTTCAGAAATAAATCTAAAGAAATGAGGATTAGAATTTTCTTTAGCAGTTGCTTTTTCAATTAAAGCAGATAATTTAGAAGTAATTTCAGATTTGTATGAATCTAATGCATCTACTGCTTCTTCAACGTCTTCTGATTCTTCTGATTCTTCAGTAGCTTCAACTTCTTCTGATTCTTCTGTAGCTTCAACTTCTTCTTCTACAAACTCTTCAGCATTTTCTTTATCTTCAGCGTCAACATCTTTAACTTTGAAAGTTTCTCCATCTACTGTAAATTCTTCTTCTCCGTCTGCGATAGCTTTTGCTCTTGCAGCACCAAATGCATTACCTTCTTCAACGTCTTCTTCAGTTTCTTCAACTGCTTCAACGTCTTCTTCTTCAGAAATTTCTTCATCACCTGCATCGTCAACTGTATCTTCTAACTCATCTTCTAATTCGTCAGATTTATCTTCAACTTCGGCACCATGATCTAGTTCATTTCCTTCAGCATCAACTGTAGGTTCAGTAACATCTGTAGAATCGTCTTCATCTTCAATTTCTTCAACTTCTTTACCAGCTTCATCTTCTAGTAATAAGTTAGAATTAACTGTTTCTGCAACGTATTCTGCATATTCAGTAACTTTTTCTAAGTTTTCTTTTAAATAGTCAATGTATTTTAATAAGTTTTCATGTGTTGTAGCACCTTCGTTGTAAGATTCTGCTAAATAGTTAGTGTAATCTTTAATTGATTCAACACCTTCAGCAATATGCTCAGAGTATGAAATGCTATTATCTAATTTCTCAGATATTTCGTTATTTGTTGTAATCGTGTTATCTAAGTTTTCGGCTAAATATGCAGAGTATTCAATTGTTTTTTCTAATTTTTCAGCAAGATAGTTTGAATATTCTTTAACGCTTTCAACTTCAGACTTAACAGATTCGTCTCCAGTTAAAGAAGTTACTTCTTCTTTAAGAGACTTGATTTCGCTTGATAAGTACTGTGAATATTTGTTAAAATCTTCTGTACTTACGAATTTTGATTCAGCCATTTTTGTTTCAGTTTTATTTTCGGTTGTTAAAAGTTCTTTTGTATCGCTAATTTCATAGATTTGAATGTCAGAATCGTTTTCGAATCCAAATGATTCATTTACTCTTTTTAATTCTGCATTTTCAAAACCTGGATCTGCAACTAAATCATACGTAAATAATTGTTTAATTTTAACAGTTCCATTAGATTCAACTTGACCAGCTGCTCTAGATGAAATTTGAAGAGGAACACCAGCATCAACTAAAGCTTTAGCCTGGCGGCCTGCTTCTGTATCTAATAATCTGATCTTACCCTTTACTTGTTTTGTTTCTTTATCATATGATAATTCTTCAATAATGTGAGATACATTCTTTAAAGATACATCAAATGTTTGAGGGTGGTCTAATTCTCCTAATAGTTTAGAAGAACCTATCTTCGCTTGAAGAGCTTCAATTTGAGGAACGTATTCTGACTCAGTATAGATTCTATTGTTTCTATTCTTTTTGTCAATTTCACCAAAAACTCCTTCAAGGACGTATATACCATCCTTTTGTTTAAATTCCAGTTCACTAGAAGATCTTTCTAGGATTAATAGATTGTTTTTCGTATTCATATATTTTGATACTATGTTTGTTTATATATCTTTTGAAGAATAATGATTTTTCATTTTTTCTATATTTCTAAATCTGCTAAATCGCCAGATAAATCACCACCTGATTCTTCACCGTCTTCTTTCTTCTTTTCTTCTTCCTCTTCTTCAGTTTCTTTAGCAGTTTCTTCTGTTTCTACTTCTAAATAATACTTTACAAGAGTCTGCATATCCTCTTCCGTGAATGCGTTATTTCCATATTCATCATAGAAATATTCTTTAAATTCCTTTTCAGTCTTGCTAGTTTTAATAACTCCTATGATTTCAGCTGATTTAATCTTTTCACCTGAATCTAGGAGAATGTCATCAACGATAACGTCAGATTCTTCACCTACTTCTCTGGCATCTTCCTTTATTGAAGAATAATTTTTAAATGTTTGTAAGTGTTTCATTTCAGTATATGATTCATTAACCTTACCTTTTTCAAATGTCCATGTGTAACCTTTACCTTCTATTGTTCCATTACCTAAAATCCCGTACATACCTTTTTTGAAACTATCAAAGAAAATGGCGGAACCTCGACTCCAGTGCTTTGAACCTCGTATGAATTTTCTTGCCTCTTCGTCATCAGCACTCTGTAGATATACTCGATCTTCTTCCCATGACATTAAAAGTCCATCTCCCCTTGGGTTAATAGATTCACCTTCCCACCATGTATCGTTATCCTCGTCGTATGAATCTTCTTTGCTGTCTGGGTCACCAAACATGTCAAAATCTGACCATTTAGATATACCATATTTCAATGCTTCTTTTTCTGTCTTGAAAAAATTGATTTGAGTATATTCGCTATTCTTTTCGCTTACGTAAAATATTATTGCCATCTTATTTTATATTTTCACTATTGATTATATATTCTTTTTCTAGAAGCCCATGTCCATTGGATCTACCTCTGGTTCTTCTGCATCTTCTTTAGCCTGTCTTTGTCTATATGATAAATTAGCTGCTTTATCGTCAGGTGATAATTTCAAGTATCTATCAACTAAGAATTCCATATCAAAGTATGGCATTTCTTCCATAGTAACTGGATCTGTTTTCATTAGAGAATCTTGCATTGTAGATATAAAGTCTAATCGTTTCTCCATGATTTCCATCTGCTTTAATTCAGCAAACATATTCTCTTCATTAAATTGAATAGCTATTTGAGTTCTAAACCCTGCATCATCTTTAAATTCAGGAAACTTAAGACACATTTGTAACCATAGTGGTTTTACTAAAATTTCTTGGAAAGAAGAACGTAATCTTTTGATAAATTTAGAAAACTTAATTTCATCTCTAATCATACCATCGGCTGCTAAATTAAAGTCACCTCCACCGTCTTCATACATAAATCTATTGAATGGTATTTTAGAAACCATTTTTAATTTATCATTGAAATATTTAAGTGCTTCTGTATCTGATAATTCAGGACCGTCTCCTCCTAAAGTTTCAATCTCTGGAGATTCTCCTTCTTTAGATGGTAACCAGTATTCTTTGTTAAATTGAAGCATTGGTTTTCCATTAGTCGCTAATGTAGCTGAATCCCAATCAAAGTCTACAACTTCTTTATAATTACCCATTAATTGTGCAAGAGATTGTTTTGCTCTTGTTTTAGATTTACCACCAACAGGAATAATAAACTTCATTCTATACGAAGAATTAGTAACTGCCCAGATAACTCTAGTATGTTCCATAATTCTCATCAAGTTAAAGGCTCTTACGAGTCTTTCTAAGTAACTTACCCTAGATGCAGTGGTTATTGAAGAATAAGAAAGATAGATGATCTGTGAATCATATAGGACCCTCTCCTTAACCGGATCGTCTTTAAATTGAATCCATACCTTTTTACCGTCATCTTTATTATAACCTGGCATTAATGTAATAGGATCTATTTCTTTAAATCCTATAATCTGATCTTGCTCAGGGCTATAAATAATTTCAAAAGAAAGATAACCATCAATTAAGAATTTTCTAAAGAAGTACCATGCTGATTGATCTTGATTAAAACCAAAGTATTGGTAAATATCCCTAAAAGATTTATTTAAATATTTAGTAACTTCTTCAGAAACATCCATTCCAATAAGTTCTGGATTTCCAATAAAGTTTTTGTTATCATATACGATAGACTCATCACATAAAATATCTAATATATCTTCTATTTCGTCATGGGTTGAAAATCTTCTTAATTCGTCTCTTTTACCTTCATAGCCTTGATCAAAGAAAGGAATATTTTTTCTCATGTTGGTGTCTGCCATCGATAATGCGGCGAATGCGCCATACATATTATCGTCGTCTAGACCCATTTGATTCATTTGGCCATATCCAAATTCATCTTCTACTGGACCTATTGCCTGAGACTGCCTTAAGACTAAATCATCGTAATACATTCCAAAAGACGAGAGTCTTTTTAGTGTATCACTTAGTGTGAACGGTCTTTTACCGGTACTTAATGGTCCATTTCTTTCTATAAAACCTGCCATGTGTTAAATTTACAATTGTATTATACTTTCTCTTTATATATTCTTCTTTCTACGATGATCTTCAAATAATCTATTTAGCTCATTTTTTGTTATTCCATTTAAAGAATTAAAATCACAAATAGCTATTTTACACCAATCTTTATATGCAATCACTGCCTGATTTGATTTTCTAGAAGGTTTATATCTTCTAATTGCAAAATCATATCCACGTTGCTCTAAATATGCCTTAGCTCCTTGATATGAAAATGTTAATAATCCTCGTTGATTTTTAGCATTATCTGTCTTTGAAGCTCTTTTTATTGTAGATTGATATCTGTCATATATTTCATCTAAAAATTGTTCTCTAAACTTAGGAGGTAACATGGAAACATTTATTCCTATATCATCTCCGTCATACGGGTCTAATGCCAAAACAATAGGATTATCATCATACCATGGAATACCTTCAGTAATTGGGTTATATTCAAAAATATACATTTTACCTGGAATAAACCTAGACCTTATTGGCATAACGGATTTATTCTTTCTATCATTAAGACTATCTTCGAACCAAGATAAAGATTCCTTAGACGCTTTAGCCTTACCCTTACCCTTTACTAATTTTTTAATTTCTTCCTTAATGTAGCCCATTAATCCTGTTTATTCAACTTTAATAAAACCTTGGCCAACTGACCATGGCTCTTCAGCCCATACGTTTATTGCAATTGCTCCTCTTTTTCCTTCAGTTACAGTGTCAACTCCGTGAACAACTTCACCTGGGTTAAAAATAACTAATCTATTTGGTCTAGTTTTAATAACCTCTGGTGTGTTTTCTTCTCCGTCTGTATAAATGTGTAAATCTCCTCCTTTAAAATCAAAACCAGGTGGATAGTAAACACATCCTAAAACTGGAAACATTCTATTTCCTGTTTTTTGTCTATACTGTACGTCATCGTCAAAGTGTAGTTCTAAATAATTTCTTCTACCATCTTCTGCTGCGGTTTGTAAACCCGTCCAATATTCAAATCCATTAACTTCCATGTTTAATTTAACTGGAAGATTATCTTTCCAGATATATTCTGCCAATCTTTGCTTAATATTTGCGGCAGGTTTATTCCACCATCCTTTCCAATATTTATAATCCCCTGTTGGAACATAAAAGTTATCTCCTTCTTTTAAAATGTCTTTTAATAATTGTTCGTCTTGTATAAAATCATCAAATACTGCTATCATGTTTTAAAATTTATATGTTTAATGTAATCCATTGATTATCGTTTCTTCTGTTAATACTATAAAATTCCAATTTCGCTGAGAACAGAATTCTTTAGCTGCATTATATTTATCCATATTTTTAACGTATTGCTCAGCCAAAAACTTATAAGATTTTAGTGCTTTTTTAGAATTTACCTTAGGTGGTTCAGGCTTCTGAATTTGTTGTTTTGGTTTAATTTCTACTAAATATTCTTTAACACTGTCATCGGGTTGAATTGCTTTAAAATAAAAATCAGGATAATATTTTCTTTTAGTAGAATCTTGCCTTGACCAATAGGGTATTTCAACTGGTTCACTTGACCACATACTTACTTTTTCATTTTTGTCACACCACATCATAAACTTACGTTCCCAGGAACTTCTATATATGATAGGAGTAGGTCCTGCATATTTAGAAGGATTATTAGGTTTAAAATAACCTTGATTAAATCCTGAATTTTTAGTTGGTTTAACATTCTTTATTGACATTAGATGCTGTAAATTCCTGTTTGATTTTCAGAGTTGCCTGATCCCTTGTCTATGGATAAAGTTCCTTTATATTTTTGAGGGTGAATCTTATTCCATCCCTTTGCATAACCCCTTTTTGCTATTTCCGTAAAATAGGCAAATGCGTTTGGATATTTTGGATTAAAATTTCTCCAATATTTTAAAAGATCTAAAATAGCAAACTGTAGACAATCGTTTCTGTCGTCTTCGCTTACATATTTCATACGGTTAATTGCCTTTTCTGCGAGAAGAATTAACATTTTTTCTGCGTCTCTGGTTAATTTATCCTGCTCTTTAGAAAGAACCATTTGATCGTAAAGATCTCTATTATTTAGATAGTTTTTTGATTTTCTTCTTTTAGCCACAATGTATATTGTTTATTTATACAGATTATACTCTCAAATGTTAAAAAGTTTATTACCTAAAAAAGGGACCGATGGTCCCTTCTTTATAATTCGATGATACGTCTTATGCTTTTAATGCTTCAATCTTTTCTTCCCAAGATTTAATTTCAGAATTAATTAAAGAATCAGCTTCTTTAATTTCTTCAATTGATTTATCAGCCTCAGCTAATAAACCTCTTTGGTCTTTTAAGAAAGAAATCATATCTTCATATTTAGAAATCTCTTTAGATTTTTTTGCCTCTTCTGCTAATTCTCCTTCTAGCATTTCGATTACGACTGGAGATGCATCTTCAGATGTTTCAGCTTTAATGTATTCTACTGCTTCATTCGCAGATGCTGAGAAAAATTTAGATAATTTGGTGTCTTCGTTGTATCTTGAAATAAATAGATTTTCATCTAATTTAAATAAATCAACAGTGACACCTCCTCTCTTGTATGTAGTAGCAAAATCTACTACCATAAAGTTTTCTATAATAGAAGAAAGACTTTCAAATAACTCAGCTTTATTTTTATTTTCGTATCTAACTAAACCGCTATTTAATGCAAAGTTAGAAAAAGATTCTAAGATCTCAGTGTTGTTGTTGTAAAATTTACCTTCTTCGATATTGTAAATAAATTTAGTAGATCCGTGATACCATCTTATAGTTTCATTTAAAAACTCGAAACTTTCAAATGCAGAAATAGCAGATAGTAAATTTGAATTCTTAGGATTTTCAATAATTTCAACGTTATTTTCTTTTATTTCGTAAGTTCTACCGTTTAAATAGAATTGAAGAGATTCTTCATTTTTTACGAAAGGAGCTAATATGTTTGCCATTTTATTATTTATTTAATTTTTTATTATTTATGTATATATCTGTATTATATGTCGTTTTCATCAATTATGTTAGGATCGTCTTCTTTTGCTTGAATTTGCTTGTTCTGAGATTCTCCCCGGTTGGAAGTAATAGACTTTTGTTTAATTTCAAACATTCTATTACCTGAATGAAATTCAGAGTTTCCACCTCCACCATAGTGTCTAGCTCCATTTGGCCCATAAGATACACTTCCTCCTTCGCCTCCAGTTCCAGCTCCTCCGTCAGGTGTGTTTGAGAATGAAGGAATAAATGAGTTAACTTCAATTGGAAACGTAATGTTATATTTATCTTTATCGTCAAATCCAAAATCAATAGGACTTTCAACAGTATAGTCGTCTGGGAGAGCGTAATAAGACGCTAGTCTATATGTTCCTTCATCTAAGTGTCCAACTTCAACATTAAAGTAATTAGATTTGTATAATCTTTTGATTATCATTTCCGTAATCTTTAGTGCGTCTAATGTCGAAGACACTAAGATTTCAATGTCAAAGTTTAGTGTTATAGGTATCATTTCAAATTCAGAAGAATATGACTGAAGAGATCCTTCTTGATCTAGTCTCGTATATTCTCCCATAATTCTTCTATTTACAAGCTTAGAAGAATCTATAGAAATAGAAGATATTCTTGCAACTCCTCTTGGAACTACATCGTAATTTCCATCTGCAAACCCAGGATCTGGATAACAGTCTTCTCCGGTTGGAGTCGTAAATAAAAAATTATCTCTTAGAAATTGATCGTCTCCAGTGATTGAATAATAGAAGGGAACGTCTATGTCTTTTCTAGTATTTTTATCTACTTGTCGCTGAAACCAAACTTTATTATTCAAATCGGCTAAAAGACCTATTATAATGTGTCTAATTATCGCGTCGTCAGAATTATATTTAAGATTGTATGTTGCCATTTATTATAGGTATCTTGTTGCTGCTCTTTTCCAGTTTGGTAAACCTGACATTTTTAAACCAGCTGCTTTAACGAACGTTCTCATAGAAACATCGTTTGCATTTTTCATAAATTCATATATTTCTCTTTTCTCTTCAAGCGGCATTTCCGTAGGTTCTAAGTGAGGTAATAATCTTTCCATTCTTTCCATCAAGGTTGCATCATCTGGATTAACGTCAACTAAAATTGACCTTGATCTGATTGCTCCATCTGGATCTGCTTTATCCTTTGCTAAGTTTGAAATAAATATCACTCTTCCTGAGAATTCAAATGAATTAGGAACAATTCCATTTTCTTCTAAATTAAATGCTTCTTCAGGGCTTACGTCTTTAGGATCGTATACTGCTTTAGTCTTTTTTAAATAAGAAATCTTTCTTATTTTCTTTGTATCTAAAGCTGCTTTCATTAGGTTTCTACCGTTTTCATCTCTAAATACTGCGTCACAGTCATCAAAGATTAATGTTTTATTTCTATATTGGTAGAATTTCTTGTACATCATAATTACAGATGCAGCACCTGATACTAGCACATAGTCTTCTTCATCGACAAGACCTTCATCTTTCATTGCTCTTTCTACATTATACGTTTTACCCGTACCCGCTCTACCTGAAATAAATAGAGAGTTAAATGCACCAGCCGCAACTCTTCTTGATATTTCGTAAATATCTTCCATAGTCTCTTCTAGATATTTTACTTTATCGTCAAGTGTCGCTTCATTTTTTGTCTCCATTGGAGAAGGCTTAACTTTAACCTGCTGTCCTTTCTTAATGTTCATGATAGAAGAGTAAGGAACTTCTAATTCATCTGCTATTTTATTTACTGCGATACCAGATGATAATTTAGCTTCAATCATTTTAATCTCTTCTTTAGAAAAAGCTCTATTTTTTCTTCTTTCCAATAACATTGACTCTTGTATAGATGCAGCGTATTTTTTATCCATTAATCTAACAAATTCTCCAACTAATTTGACAATTGGGAATGTTTCAGATGAAATAGAAAAGTCAGATTGAATATTTGCAGCATCTGAAAAATAAACTATAGAACCTACAATACCTGGATTCTTAGCAGTTGCTGATGTTACCATAAAGGACTCTGTTCCTTTACTAGAATAAAACATAATTCCTTGTTTTTCTTCTCCACCAACCTCGCTAAACATAGTGTATGGAAATTTCTTAAAGTCTTTCTTTGTCTTTTTATTTACAAATTTTGCAATTAAAAGAGCTGCTCTATTTAATGAAGGATTAGTAATAGATGGATCTACTGAATCGGCTTTTGTAGCTTCTACTAAATAGTCATCATATTTTAATATCTTATGTCTCATATCGGGACTTCTGTTTTTTTATAATATTTAGACTATATATCTTTATTCTATAACTTCTATATCTAGTTTGGAAAATCCGTTCTCTCTATAGATTTGTATTTTTTTATCGAATAGTTCATGAGGAAGAACTGTGTGATTAATTACAAACGTATTAATCTTGCTATCTTTGATAACTTGTGATAAAATTTTAAGAATATTATGAACTCCATCCGCGTCTACTGAAGATAATAGCTCGTCTAAAAATAATAGATTTAATTGTGGAAACCTTAACTTAAGTATTTTTATAATAGCTATTATAATTATAAAGTCTGCTTTTTTTCTTTCACCAGTTGAAAGTGTAAGTGGATTAATTTCTTCACCTAAGTGATTTATTAAACAATTGAATTTTTCGTCAAATCTAATATGAAATGGAAGGTGCATCGTTTGTCCCATCGCTGCAATATTAGCGTTAAGGCCTGGAAGAATAGTTTTTACAGCTAAATTCTTAACACCATCTTCTCCTAAAACTTCTTCTAAGATTTCTAAGAAATTATAACTTCCAGATGTTTCATCCTTTTTATTAGCTTTTTCTTTTTCTTGAGTTTCAAAATCTTCAATGATTTGTCTTAGATGAGAAAAGTCTTTGTTAGATCCTAAAGAATCCTTAATTTTAATAAGTTCTCCTTTAAGATTTCTAATATTAGTATTAATTGTAGAAACTTTATCGTTAATAGCCCTATCTTTAATTCTTAAATCTGCAATATCGTCTTTGATGGAAGTTACAGATTTTTCTGCTTTTTCAATTTCAGAAGGAAGAGTATTGGCTTTATTTTCAATTTCCTTTTTTCTTTCTTGGTGAAAAGAAGATGTCAATTCACCTTCGCATGTTGGGCATTTATCGCTTTCATATAACGCTAGTTTTTTCTTCAATTCGTCTAATTCATATTTTAGCTTTGAATAATTAGATTGTTTTTCTTGAAGAGTTTCTTGATTGCTTGATATTTTTTCAGAAACTTTAGAACTTGCTTCTTCTAATTTAATCCTATTAGCGTCATATCTTTTTAAGCTTTCTTTTAAAGCTTCTATTTCTTCTTTATTCTTAGTATCTGCCTCTGCTAATAACTGATTTAACTTCATATTAACTGAGACGATATTTTCACTAAGCTGATTTAGTTCTTTTTCATAAGAATCTAATTCTATTTTAAGGTCTCTTCTTTCTTCTTTAATTTGCTTTTGCATATCGTTAAGAATAGAGAAACCGAACATTTTATCTATGATCTGTCTTTTGTCATGATTTGTCATGGTTAAAAAAGACTTAAAATCATTTACAGATAGAATAATTATATTTTTAAATACATGGTATGGAATTCCAAATATTTCTTCTTCTAAATAATCTTGAACTGACTTTTTACCCGCTTTATCAAATTCTACACCATTTAAAAGAACCTTAAATCTATTTGGCATTAAACCTCTTTCAATCTCTACCTTAGTCCCTTTGCAATAAAGTTCTATTCTTACCCATAATTCTTTATTGATTCTATTGGGAAGATCTGCCATTTTAACACCTTCTACTTTTCCATACAGGGCATATACTATCGCATTCGCGATTGTAGTTTTACCTTCGCCATTCTTTCCAAGTGTTAAAAGTAATTCTGCCTTATTATCTTCAAACTCTATTTTTTGAATAGAGTTTCCATAAGATGCAAAATTTTTAAATTCTATAGACTTAATCTTCATACTTCGTTGTCATAATTATATGCACACTTATCGTGTAGGTTCTTTAAACTTTCTTTGACTCTTTCTCTTGTTTCGTCATCATGTGGTAAACCATCAACGTATGTGTTACATAGGTGCAAGATATTGTAATTTTTATAGAGATCTTCTATTTCATCCATATCATACAAATCTTTATCTAAGAAAGAATCTTGCTCATATATGTTAGGTTCTATTTTTCTACCTATTTTTTGTATTTTGTTTATTAATCTAGAAAGTGCACTTGTAGTTGCAATGTTAGAAGGAACGTATAAATCTACGAAGTTATTTCTAATCTTATCTTTAAATTCACCTAGAGGAACATTGTAAAGACCTGTGAGATAGTATTTTACAAACTTTGGTGATATAGTATTCTCATAGAAAGTCTCTTCCATTGTTCCTAGATCAACCATATCAAATCCCTTTGTATTGCCAGAATCAGAGCGTGTTAATTCATACGGTGTTCCTACTAATCTTAATTTTCCTTTAGTTTGTCTATAATGAATATGTCCAGAATAAACGGCATCATAATTCTTATATGAAACTGTATCTGTTCCGTGGTGATTTTTTACTTTAGAATTTAAAGAAACTCCCGAAACCTCTGAATGGCAAAATACAATTTGAGAATTAGGGAACTGCGCTAGGGTTTCTGCCTCATGTGCAGAATCTCTTCTCCACGGCATTAATAAAACTTTCTTTCCACCCCAATTAAATTCCTTAGGTTCTTTATATACTGCTACATTTGGAATCCATTTTAAAGAATCAATAGAACTTACTTCATTTGATTTTTTAGCCCATATATCATGATTACCGCATATAACATGAACGGGTAAAATTTCACCTAATCTTTCGAAAAGATCTACTGCATAGTGAAGAACTCTTAGATTTATACTTTGTCTATTATCGAATGCATCTCCAACCTGAACTAAAATATCCCCGGGTTTAACATCTCTTTTTAAAGTTGGAATAAATTGGTTTTCGTAAAAATCCTTTTGAATTTCTAACCATTCAAGAGAATTAGAACGAACTCCAAGGTGCATGTCTCCGAGAATCCAGATTCTATTTACTGGTTTCTCTAATACCTTAGGCTCAATCATAATTAAAAAAGTTTATTTATATTCTTTCTTTGTAGGACGTTAGTCTTTTTATCAAGTTCTTGAATGAGGTCTTCTTTATATTTGTTACTTAATGAAGAATAGAATTTGGTTGGATTAATGTTAAAGTAGTCACATAATTCTGAAAAAAGATCAATTATAGAATATCTGTCGTGTAGCTCATCATACATAAACCCGTAAACTTCATTAATATCTAATTTTCTTAATTTAGTTATTTGTTGAAATTCATCTATTTCATTAAATTTTTTAAATCTAGAATTAGTAATTAGTTCGTGAATTTTATTTCTAATTTGCTCGCTTTCTATTTTTTCTTCTTCATCCCTATTATCAGTGTACTGTGGATTAAGATTAAATGAAATCGATCCGTTTAACTCAAAGTCACCACCATCTTCGAAAGTATTGTCAAATATTTTATCTCTTTTTGTTCTCATATTATAAACTGTGTATATTAGAATTAGTAACTTCGTCAGTTTCAGTAAGCCTCATGTAATTATAGTTAATGCCTAATTTACATTTAGAACCTCTACCTTCACCGTCTCTTATTTTGAGTATTTTGAGCCAATACTCGTAGCTAGCTCTCATGATATCATCTTGAATAATACCTAACATGATATCTGCTGTATGTGAAAGACCAGCTGATTCTGCAACGTCTGTCATTGTGATATCACTAGAGTTATATCCGTTTCTTGTAATTTGAGTAGCCGTTACGATTAACCAACCGTTTCTTACGCCCATTGCTCTAAGATCTTCTGCTATCTGCTTGATCTTTAAATAGGTATTTTCAGAATTAGGATTTCTAAAATTAGAAAGAATGTTGATGTAGTCAATAACAACTGCTCCTAATTTTATTTTTCTTTCTTCTTCAATTTGTTTTAAATAGGCTTCAATATCTGGGACCGTCGCCTGTGAAGTTGGAAATTGTTTAACAAATAATTGACCAGGTGGGGTAAATCCGTCTCCTACTGTTTCTAACTTTCTTTTAATTAAATCTGCGTTCTTAGATTTTTCTTCGTAATCAGATATATCAATTCCTAATAAATTAGAACCTATTCTTTTCATAAATTTAGGAGCTGACATTTCCGCTGTTATAACTGCAGTGTTAGTTCCCATCTTAACAAAGTTTGCTGCATCATTTGCAAGATAAATCGATTTACCGATGTTCTGTTCACCTACATAAACTACTAAAGATCCATCTTTATCGTATCCTCCGTTAAGGGCTCTATCTAAAAAATTATATCCTGTGGAAACCTTTTCAGCATCTTCAAAAGAGTGGTCTTCGGGTTTAAAGAAGTCTAATCCAAGATCAGAATTAAATACGATTGAGTTTCTATCATTAATTAAAGTTTTAACCTTAGAGATGATCGAGTCTGCATTATCCGGTGTTACTTCGGTAGTTTTGATATACTCTATTGTATCGATAAGAGTGTTATCAAAATTACGCCATTTTATCCATGCTTCTGCAGTAGAAGTTAACCATTCTTCATCATATTGATCTAGGTCTACGTCATATACTATATCTACTATTGATTCTTCTACTTTTCCAGCTATCTTATCATTTTTGATAAGTAGTTTCATTTGCTCATTAGTTGGAGTTTCGTGAAACTTATCGTAGAATTTAGTGGTTAAAAAATGAATTAAGTCTATATCTTCAGAGGTATAAAATCCTCTCTTAATATTGCCTAAATATTTAGGTTTTTGTAGAGATAACTTAAAGAATATTTTTTCAAAATCGGGTCCAAACTTCATATTTGTTTTTTTATAGTTATTCTACTGTTAATTCTTTTTTTGTTTTTTTGATTTGGATAATCATTATAGGAAAGGATTTATTTTTATTTTATATGCTTCCTTTCCTTCGTTTTCATTGGTCTGTTCTATAAGACCCATTCCTATTGCTTCTTCTAATCCTTTTTCTATATTCTCGTCTTTTCCTTTTGCAAAATATTTTTTAAGAGCATGTTTAGTAAAACTTGCCTTTTGTCTATCAGGTTGCCTTACCGCCCTTGTAATAAATATATGTAATATGTCAAATGCATCTGGAAAAGATTCGAGCTCTTCTTGAATACCTAATACATATTTTATAGGCAACTTATCCTCATCTATCTTGTTTATATTTAACTCCATTATGCTTCACTGTCTTCTAACATTTCTTCAACATCGATTTGAGAAATCTCAGTATTGTAGTTAAATATTGGTTGAATGTGAGCTTCAATTTGCTCTAAGACTTCTTGCGTAAATACTAGATCTGAAAAGAAATCTTTGTTTGCAACTGTATGGTCTAGGTGTTTACATATCCATGTTCTTGCCGTTGCCTTTGGAATCTTTTCTCCTTTTACGATATTTCCTCTTGTGATTCCACATATATCCCATGTTGCGTATTGTTCTAATCCAACATAAGGATTCATACCTTCTGTAAAGTTTAAGTGAAACTTAATAGGATGTGGTTTTGCAAATCTATTTTTATCTGGCTTAGCAGTAACTATGATACCTACCTTTTCTGCTCCGTCTTTTAATTGCGCCTTATTTAACATCAATACAATTGATGCTGCATACTGCGGTCCTGTTCCACCTCCTGCGATTTGCATTGGAATAAAGGATTGAGATTGGTATGTGTGGTTTGTAAATAAGAAAGGTATTTTAAGATCTGCTAATGGGGTCATTATAATTCTAAAGATAGATTTTAAAACCTTAGATCTAGTCATATCTGATTTATCAGAACCGCTCGCTGCATCTGCTATTTCTTTCGCAGTTGCTAGGTTACCGGCTGAATCTAAAATAATCATTACCTTAGGAACTTCTCCACCGGCTCTTTTAGCTTCTTGCATTTTCTTAGTAATCGTAGTTACAGAAGTTCTAAAATCTTGAACAGTGTTAGTTGGTTGATAATTTACCTTAGAAGTATCAATTCCGAACTTTTCCATTTGCTCTTTATCAACTGCTGCTTCTGAGTCATAGTAAATTACGCTATAACCTTTATCAATAGCTTCTCTTACAGTGTTTAGCATTAAAAAGGTTTTACCAGTTCCTGAAGGACCTGCAATAGAAGATGATCTATTATTGGGCCATCCCTTAAACAATGAACCTGATACGCATGCGTTTAAGTGGTAGTTTCCTGTGTGAATCCAATCTGTTACTTCTGAAAAGTTGGAACTTTCCATAATAGAACCTAAAGGATTTATATTAGCTAATTCGCTATTTAAATCGTCAAATGTAAAATCTTTATTTTTTGCCATCTTTGAATAATTTTTTTTCTTGTTTTCTTAATGTTTCGAGTTCTTTTATTAGAACATCGGATTCTTTCTTTAAAGAATCCATTTTATCTTGTAGAGAAATTAACTTATCGTAAATAACTTTATATTTTACAACAAAGGCTTGTTGTTCTTCATTAAGTTTAGTTGGATCTAGCATTTTCTCTTTCTTTTATTTCGTCAAATATACTAATTTGATTTTTATCTTTTTTATCTGCTTCAAGTTCTTTGATAACTTCCGGCCAAATTAGTTTTCTAATCTTATCCCCTAGTTCGTAATTATTGGGGTTTGTTTTTACTAATTCTATTATTTTACTTTTAAAATTCATTTTGTTTATTTTTAGAATAATGACGTAGAGTAAATTAAGTTTCTATTTAGTCTTTGAAGACCCACTGAAGTTAAAACTCTATTAATCGGATCTATTACAGATTTTTCAAATTGAGTTTCATAATCTACTTGTGGAGCAATCTCATACGGATGAGCACCCGGCTGATATGCATACATTTCACATACATTATGGTTACAATGATATAGTTTTAGTTTTTCACCATTACCTATCATTTTATACTTGTTCTTATACTTAGGATTCTGATTCATTAAGAAATTATAAAATCCTGCTGCTTTAACATTTGGAGGACATTTTAATCCATATTGAAATTCTATGGTGTCGTCTACGATATATTTTTCAATGTTATTTGTTCTTTTATTAAAAGATATTTCGTCAACGTTAGCCATTTTAAACTCTTTCTTTGCAGTTTTCAAAAAAGAAACTAATCTACTTAACATGTCAGCGGTTGGTTTCTCAGAAAGAATTAATTTGAGAGCTTCGGTTAAATGCTTTCTCGCAAGTGTAGGAGTGGAAGACTGAATAGTATCAAATCCGATTGTCTTAATTTTCTTAAGAGAAGGGTATCTGTCATCTATTTCTAATTTATCTTCCCATGCAATATCCTGTAAATACTTTTTCTTAGCTAACCAAATTCCAGAATACGCTATAGTTTCTAATTCGAAAAACAAGAAGTTATCTGTGTTCGTGGCTTCTGCGTATTTTTTCATGGCACCTGTAATATAATCTTTAAGTCTAAAATTATATAGTTCCATGATGAATTTATCAATAGGCATCTGTTCACCATGCCATTCGATAGATTCATACATTTCTTCAAACTGCACATAGCATGAATCTGTATCGATATAAACTACAGAAGGTCTTACAAGTTTATTTTTAATAGAAATGTTAAAGTGTTCATGAACCTTACTATCTTTCGGCCAAAACTCTTGAAAATACTTATTTAAAATCTTTTCAGAATATAAGATTGCATTTTGACCTTGAAGTGTAATTGATTCAGCAATATCAATATTGAAGAAGTGGAACCACTTATTACCAAATGCGCCATAGATAGAGTTAAGCGTTACTTTTACAGCTTGCTCGTATGCAGTATACTTGGCGGACATTGTTTGATAATGGTCCGCCAAGATTTGCATTTCATCCCTAGTAAGGTCATCTTCGGGCTTGTTAATCAGTGTGTTTATATCCATCTATTACTCCGCAGTTTGACAAGTTGCAATAGTTAATAGGGTTTCAGAGTCATTAGATCTTAGAACAACTCTATTGTCTAAGACATGCGCCGTATAATCTTCTTTATCTAAAAGATTTAGGTATTTTTTGAAAAGAGTTACATTAGTTCCTGAATCACCATCATAATCAGGTGTTACTAGCATATTATAAGTTTTACCTAATAATTTAACTCCATTTCCATTTGCATTGATTGAGAATGTTTCTTCTTTATCTAATGAGAATAAGTTTCTCACTTTGGCAAGTGAAGTATAGTCTAAGTCAAACTTGAAAGTAGACGCTTCAGTGTTAAAAATGCCTTGAATTTGAGAATCCGTAAGGTCTTTATATCCTAATGATGGCTCAGAACATGCTAATGTGATTTCTAATTCGTCATTAAAGATTTTAAATGTAGTTGCTACACAATCTTCTTCGTTTTCTACAAATTCTATTTCTGCAGAAATTGCGTCATAGTCAAACTGCTTAAATGCATCTGTAATTTTAGAAGCGTCAAAGAATGCTATCTTTAATTCTTTTTCTGTTTTAATAGCATCGTCTTCTAATTGAAATACTTGGGCAATTGGCATTCTGTGATGCTTAACTGCATCTCTTTGTGGCAAGTAAGCTGATGCTTGTACTACGCCATCCTTTAATTTAAAATAGACAAAAGAATCAATTACTTTAAGTCTATTTACGAAGCCGATGAAGTTGTTTGAATCGACCTTACTGATTGAAATTTTCATGAATGTATAATTTTTATTTGTTTATTATTCTACACAAAAATCATAAATTGTTTCAGTAAAAAACGAAGCCAGGAAGTAGCGAACTCCTGGCTTCTAAAATCCGAGAACTATCTCGGCCCTAAGACGTGGTCTTCAAACCACACCTTTATCCGTCACATGCTAAACAATCATCCATCGCTCGCTGCGCAATATCTCCTCTTAATACTGATTCAGTTCTCATATAATAGAGTGTTTTTATTCCCTGTTTGTAAGCTTCTAAATGAACCTGGTTAATATACTTAGGTTCTGCTTGAGTAGGAAATGCCAAGTTTAAAGAAACTGCTTGATCTACATATTGCTGTCTAACTCCCGCCTGTTTTACTAATTCCATCTGATTAATTTCCTTAAATGTTCTAAACACATCTTTAACTGAAATATAAAGATCTTTCTCATGACCTATTAATTTATCATAAGCAGACTGTTTAATTGGAGCATCATTACTTCCTTCTTTTACCCAATATTCATCTAATATATCAACACCTTGAACAGAGCCTCCATCTTCTAATATTTTGTCCCATACTGTTTTCTTATTTTGCTTAATCTTAGTTAACATATCTTCTAGTGCAGGGTTCTTTCTGATAAAAGTTCCTTTTGCAGTTTGTTCAGTAAATACATTTGCGGCCCATGGTTCAATGCCTGGTGAAACATTTCCTGCTAATTTAGAATTAGAAACCGTAGGAGCAATTGCTCTTAAGTGTGTGTTTCTCGTTCCAGTTCCTACACACCATAGCGGTTCTCCAAACTCTGTAGCTAAGTCTCTACTTGCTCTTTCACTTTCTACTTTAATTTGTGAAAATATTTTTCTAGTTTCAAATTGTGCAGACAATGAGTCAAATGGAATATTTCTATCTTGCAAATATGTATGCCATCCTAAGACTCCAAGGCCTAATGCTCTTCCCTTTTCTGCAGATCTAACTGCATTCTCAAAGCCTCTCATATATTTAGCTCTATGAATAAACTCCTGAAGAACTCCATCTAAAAAGTAAGTTGCGGTATAGATTAAATCAGTATCTTTCCATTCTTCGTATCTTTTAAGATTCACAGAAGATAAACAACATACGAATGAATGATTTTCATCAGTGTGTAAAGTAATCTCAGAACAGATGTTAGTCATATAAACCTTTAAACCATTTTGTTTATATGCATCTGGATTCATTCTATTGATATTACCCTTAAACATTATATAAGGTTCTCCCGTTGCTCTTCTTTTTCTAATCACAGCGGCCCATCTTTTACGAGCTTCTTTATCTCCAGCCTCGATCTTTTGCATAAACCCATCAGATACTAC